TAAAATCGTTATATGTGACAAAAAAACATAATTATTTTATCTATTGTGTATAAATGTTAATAATGTTATAACATCATTTAACTGCCATATGATATGATAGGTGAGGGGGGTTATTAGCTTTCTCCCCCTCACAATTTAAAGGTGATTTGTAGTAGGAGTGATATGATTGATATAACGAATATAATTAATTTACCAAATAAAGTTGGTGAAACACTTACATTAAAATCTGAAGATTGCCCAAATAAATTATATCACTCACTTGATTTTATAGGTTCTACAGATTGGAAACTTTGGGCTGTAAAAACACCAAAAGAAGCAAAACATGGCATAAAAATAAAAAATCAAGTAGCATTAGATATTGGTAGTGCCTTTCATTTATTACTGGAAGATGAAGAATTATTTAGAAAAAATATTTTTTTTACAGATGCACATGGTAGTACAAATGAAATGAAAAGTTTAAAGAAAAACTTACAAGATGACCAATATATTCTAAAAAAATATTTAAAAAAAAAATTATATGACATGAGGGAGAGTTTGTATGCACATAAATTAGCTGACACATATTTACACCATGAAAGTTCAAAAAAGGAATGGTCATATTTTATTTTTGGTAAAGATTTTAAAGAAAAAATTAGATGTGATTTAACAAGGGTAGGTATTAAAGACCCAAAAAAAGATATAATTATTGATTATAAAACAACAGCAAGTGTTACACCAAAAAACTTTGCAAGGTCAATTAAAGATTTTGGTTATCACATACAAGTTGCTCATTACATGAATATTTATAAAAAAGTAACAGGTCGTGATGTAGAGGATTTTCTTTTTGTATGTGTAGAAAAAGAAGAACCATATTTAACTGCGTTTTATACATTAAACGAACAAACATTAGCAGAGGGTCAAGCTGCTTTAGAGGAGGCAAAAAGAAAATATACATATGCACACAATATGGACGATTTTAGTGGTCTACCTGAAACTAAATTAGAAATAGGTTTAAATCGTTGGGATTACGATTATGTAATAGATCATACTTAAAATGGGTGTTTATGGAGATAATATGGGTAAAAAATTAATAAAAGGTAAAAAGCCTACTGACAAAGGTAAAACACAATCACATACAGGAGGTAATAGCAGACCATTAAAAAATGATGTGGTTCGTGAAAACAATAAATGGGTTAGAAAAACTACAATAATGGAGAATAAATAAAATGGTGAATAAAGAACATAAAATTACTAAACAAGAATATTTAGCCGCACAAGCAGAATACAATGAAATGATAAATCATTATGATAAAGATGGATTTTGTTTTTTTTGTGGAAAACACAGAGAAGATGGCTTGCATTATAAATGTTGGATATAGGAGGTCAAAATGAATAGACAACAAGCATGGCAAAAAATAAAAAAACTTTGCCCTACCATAGAAGAAAGTGACAAACTTGCTTGGCAATTAAAACAAAACAAACAATGGATAATAAGTAACCACGCAGTACAAAAAATTGCAGCATATAATAATATTTTTGTTACCTTTAGTGAACCACAAGAAATTATGGGAAACATTTATATAAAAGCAACAGCTAAAAATGCCAAAACAGGATTACAAATTGAGTCTTTTGGTGAAACAAGCAGTAAAAACACACATAACGCATACCCTATAGCTATGGCAGAAAAAAGGGCGCATGATAGGGTCGTATTAAAATGTGTTGATGTTTATTCTGATTTTTATAGTGATGTTGAGGCAGAAGAATTTAATAATCAACCATCAAAAAATTATAAACAACATAGTGCTGATAATCAATATGATGGGTTTATGCTAGAAATACAAATGATCGAAACACAAGAAGATTTTGATAGTAAGTGGGAAGATTTACGAAATAGAATTAAAGAGTCTGAAATTGATAAAGAACAGAAAAAAACTTTACACGAAACGATCATAGATAAATTTACAATTAACAACCAATAGGAGAAAAAATGTTAAATAAAGTACAATTAATAGGTAATTTAGGTAATGACCCTGATATATTAAATGAGGGAAAAATAGCTAAATTTTCTTTAGCCACAAGTGAGTCTTGGAAAGATAAACAGTCTGGTGAAAGAAAAACAAAAACAGAATGGCACAATGTCGTTTTGTTTAATGAGGGTTTAGTTGGTATCGTGCAACAATATGTCAAAAAAGGTTCAAAAGTATATGTTGAGGGTCAACTACAAACTCGTAAGTGGGAAGATAAAGATGGTGCTACAAGATATACAACTGAGGTTGTCTTGCCTAATTTTAAAGGCACATTGACTATGTTAAGTGAAAATAACAACCAAGTTACTAATACATCATCAAACACAACACCAAGTACATCATCAGATATAGATGACGATATACCATTTTAAGGAGAAAAACACATGGCAAAAAAGAAAAGAAAAGAAACAAATAAAGCACCTGATAATGTTTCAAAATATGAAATAAAGGATAAAAGAGTTAGAGCAAGAAACTCTAAAGGTCATTTTATTGCAGATGACCCAAGCACACCGCACAATGAAGCGTATGGAGAAAAACCACCAATTATAAACAGCTCTAAAGAATTATTAGGTGTTTTAATTGTATTGTTATTAGTTGCTATATATGCCTTATCATAAATGAAAAAATTAATTTATACGAAAAATACAAAAGTACATTTAATACCTGCAACAGAAGATAATAAGTATGGTATGAAAATATGCTTTGACCATGATTGTATATTCATAGAGTTTTCACTTATGCAACTTTTTAATTTAATTCGTAAACTAATGGATTTACTAGCTGACAGGGTATGGCATGAGCAAAGCCTTAAAGAACACGATAGACAAAATACTGAATGACTATATGATTACATTGGGTGATGTAAAAAGCAGGCGTAGATTTACACCCATATTAGAACCTAGATGGTTGTGTTGGTATATATATAGAATGACAAGTGAATACTCATTGGAAGATATTGGGTGGAAATTTGACAGACATCACACATCTATTATAAATGGTTTAAAACATTTAAAAGAAAAACACTCAGATAAAATAAAAATCTACGAAGAATATTATCGTGCCGAAAAAGAGAAAGAAAAAGAGTTGGACGAAACCAATAATTGACGATAGACCTTGTGATGCTTGTGGTGAAATGATTGATATGAATGGTGATGGGTGGATTGTTACTGCAGGTGGTAAAACTATCCATTATGGAGCATTTAGTGAATTTCGAGATAAATGTTTTAATAAATTAATTAATTTAAAGACCATACAAAGCAAAACAGATACTAAATAAGGGTAATATATACCTATTTCCAACTATCGCCTGAAAGCCACGATACAACACTACAACGAGTTCCTTTAGTTATTGGGTGTACTTTGTGCATTAAAAAGGCAGGAAACGCTATCATATCACCTTTTCCCTTTGGAATTGTAAAATTATCGCTTGTAATGTCTAATTCTAGGTCACCACCCTCATACTCATTAGGGTCTGAAAGCTGTGTTATGACTGTTAATTTTCTATTAGGAACATTTGTTTTTAAATCAGACCATTGAATATCCATATGTGCTTGATAATGACCCCCAACACCATAAGTTAAAAATTGTAGGGGTTCGGCAAAACCTCTTATGTCAAAACCATAGTATTTATCGTTTACTGTTTGACCAAACTCACCAATCATAACAGCTAAAAATTCAAGGTCTTTGTTGTTAGCGTCAAATGCCTTAACCTCAACATTACGATAATCTTTATCAACAGTACCACCTGTTAATCCACCATTATTACTTTTAATGTGTGGCATCACATCTAATATTTGTTTTATTTGTTTATCACTTAACGCAGCTTCAATATGCGTAACTTGTGGTGTTGACATTACTCAGTTGTAACAGTTTCGTTTTCTTCTGTTGAGATTGTTATTTCGATTTGCTGTGACTCAGGTATATCAGCATTGAGCATAATCCTTGAACTACCACAGCTAACAAGAAAAAAGGTTACTGCTAAAAGAACAATCATAGTAACTAAACTGTACGCACTTATTTTTGTAAAAATGTTCATGTTTTCCTCTTTAAAAAAAATAATATATCATAGGTATATAATTGTGTATAACTATTTTTTTGCTGATTTCATCATTCTGTTACCAAACCAAAACGCAATAACAGCACTAAACATAGCTTGTGTTTCTAAATCCCATGCAGCAACAATACCCTCAAGCACATCACCACCACCTTTTACTGCCATAATTACTTGTGTAACTTTTACAAAAGCAAAAACAGAAAATAATAAATAAGTAATAACAGGTCGTACTGATGCCTGTAATGCACCTATAAATTTAGAGGAATTATTTTTGGAAAGTTGCTCGGCATGAGCGTAGATAGCTTTTGCTTCGGCTATGTCAGCTTCTGCATCTAACTCTTGTATTTTATACTTAGACATTTGTTCGGCATATTTTGCACGAGCCTCTAAAAGCAACAACTCTTGCTTAAATTTGGCTTTTTTTTCAAAATATCCTAAAACGCTTGGCAAGAAAGATGTGCTAAAGCCCAAGAGGCTGCCGAGTAAACTAATCATTTTTATCTCCTTTGTTATACAAATTATCAAAAGTTATATTTGGGTCTGTATAACTCTCATGTTCTTCGCTACTATGTATCTCTTGACTTGGTATAAAATCTGGTGAACCTTCACCTGTTTGCCATAATGCAGGATTTGTTACTCTTACTCTGTTATTTGGTAAAGCTACAATATTGCCTTTCCATTTGCCCTCTGTAAGATACAACACATGGCTTTGCTTATGTTGGTCAGGACTATCAGCAATTTCGTGTTCTGTATAATCAACTGTAAAAATGTATTTTGCTAAATAAAATTTACCATCTATTTTTGCATACCAAGGCGAAGATGATGTTCTATCCATAACAATGACAGAATGATGATGTGACATACAATCCCAAGGCTGACATAGGTGGTTTTCCATTCTATCTGGGTATTCATCTAATGGTATGTCAGCAACTAGACCCTGTATAGGCATCCTAGCCCACATTGCCCCACCATGTATATTAGGGGTATCATAGTCATCATAATCTATTTCACAACCTGTAAAAACAACTTGAAATGATAAAGACCGATCTGGAATACAATTAACAGCAAATGCAAGTGCGTGTATGAAATCACCATGATATTTAAGATGACCGCAAGTAAATTCTTTTCTTACCCATACCTTAAAATAAGGCACATTGGATATTAAATAAGACATAAGTTCTCCCTAAAACTTATTTATTTTTTTTTCTTACCGCCTCTTTTCATACCTTTTGCTTTTTTTCTAACGCCACCTTTTCTGTAGCCCTTTGATTTTTTCATTTTTTACTCCTTATTTTTTTGCTTTGCGTTTTCTTTTTCTTTTAGCTTTATTTTTTTTGCTGTTAGGAAAACCAGCTTTCATATCAGCATAAGCCTTTGCTGATATAGTTGATTTTTTCTTTGACCTACTTGTACCAGCTTTTTTTCTTCTGTTTATGTTTCTATATAATGACATTTCAGCTCCTGTGTTTTATTGTAACTAAGTTTTCAATACCTCTATACAAACAAAGTATATATGATATGTGATTTGTAATTTTTTTTCTAGTATATTTTATACCTCGATACCTTAACATTTCCATCTGCGTCTTGCCTGACGAATACGAGAGTTAGGATTGTTTCTAGTCTTTGCAGAACTGCGTTTTAACTGTCCTAAAGACCTTGCACAATAGCTTTTTCTTCTCTTGGCAGCCTTACTACCCTTTTTTACTTTACCTGTTACTGCACCTTTTAATTTAGACTTAGGGTTTGCTCTGCGATAGGCACGAATACCTTTTTGTGTCATACCTGCACCTTTTTTTGTAGGTCGGTAGTTACCACCCTTGCCTGTTGTTCTTCGTATTGCTTTTGCCATTATTTACCTACATAAACATTTGTTTTTTACATTATCAATTACACTATAAAATGTTTTTTCTTCATTTTCTAATGTCATTTTACTAATATACATTTTTTTTGATTTATTGTTATTTGGCAACATAAAGTGACAAATGCGTTTGTCTAATGCAACCAATATAATTATATCACACTCATTATGAGTATATGGTTTTTTGTCAGCACCATAACCTAAATTCCAATTATAACGATATTTTGTTTCACCTGTTTCTTTATGTGGTTTTGATGTTGCTTTAACTTGCACACGAAAAGGTTTGGCATTTATCCATGCAATAATGTCATATCCCTCTTTTGACACGAGGTCGTTGTCAATACCATAGTTTAAAAGAAGAGAACTTGCTATTAACTCTCCCTGTAAACCAATTTTTGTTGACATTTTAAAAAAATATAATTTTTAACAACAACATGATAATTGATGCACTTGCACCAATCATAATAGTTTCTATTCTATTTAATCTTTTTTCTATAGCTTCATAACGAAAAGAACAAGCGTCAACATGATCGTCAATCTTTTGTTTTACAGTTGCTACAGTTGCTTTGACCATTAGATTTGCTTTACAAAATCGTCAGCACTATGATTTGTAGCACTTGTTGATTCTGCACCTCTAGTACAACCTGTTAGGTTTGTTCCATCAACACCTGTATAAGTAATTTTTTCATCACCTATTTGAACAGTACCAGATGCTGTAAATGGGTTTGTGTTAAAAACAGGAATAGTTGTTACAGAATCATTAATATCAGATATAAGGTTATTGCTACCCTTAAAATCTGAATTAGCTGACCATGAAGAACCATCATGTTTATATTTCCAACCCCACCAAGTAGCCTGTTCATCTACGCCTGTATGTAATGTTGCGTTGCTTGAATTGCAATCTGCAATAATTAATTCAGGTGTACCACCTACACTAATTGTTGTTTGGTCAGAACCAATATCTACAGTCTTACTATCTTCTAAATAGTAAAGACTTATGTTCGTTCCATTTCTTACTATTGTTTGCATTGTTTACTCCTTATAAAAAACTTGGCTTTGTAGGAAAAGCATTGTTAGGAAAATTTTCATCAGCAGGTAAATCTCTCAATGCTTGTCTATATGTTGTAGCTTCGGTTTTTTGTTCATCTGTTAAAGGGCTATCAGAGGCTAACGCCCAATCAGTATCTTTTAACAATATGTTTCTATCTAATCTAAAATCTTTTTTTCTATCTTCTAAAGTCGCATCTTCATCTGGTGTAATAGTTACATCTATATCGACATATTGTTTTGTTGTTGCATTATATACTCTTTGTGTTGCCATAATTTTCTCCTAACCTATAATTGCGTATACTGATATTACGCCCTCCATAATTGCTACGCTTTGTGCTGCTTGGCTGTCATTTCCTACATAAAAATAAAACCCATCTGCATAATTGCTAGTTGTTGCACCATCAGCAGATGCTATACTTAAAACTCTTGAATGATGATTATTGCCTGTTCCATAACGCCAAGAAGCATCATACATTAAACTACCATTTCTAAGGGAATTTGTGTAAACTGCTCTACACACTAATTGACCACCATGCCCACTAGCATTGTCATAATTTTGTTTAGGATTATCTACATCATTTGCACTATACAAGTCGTAGCTTGTGCCATTTGACCAATTTAATATAAATGCAGTTGATTGTGTTTTACTATTATTAGTAGCAGTACCAGAGTTACCATTCATGTATGTATAAGTATTATAAGTCGAACCTGAATAAACACTTGATGAACCATTATAGGGTAGCATACATAAAAAATTACCATCTGCCGCAAAACCAACACCATGAACATTAATTTCATAAGACCTAACATTTGCTGCTGTATAACCTGATGGTAAACTAATTAAAACATTTTGTGCTGTGCTAGAACCATCTACTCTAAAATCGTAAGAGCCACAGAATATTCTAGCATCTGATGGGCTAGGTAAATTAGTTAACTGTGAACCATCAACAGCAGGTATTTTTGCATTTGAATCTAATTGTAATAAATTGTTTGCAGAAGTGCCTACAGCAAATTCTTCTTTTTCTGGCTCTATTTGTATTTTGTCAGCAGCTATTGCTCTACCAATAAATGTTGTGCCTGAAGTAGCTACAAGCCCTGCGTCAGTTGCAAAATAATTAGTACCTATGGAAAGCGAAGTTTGATTTTCGTTTATACCACCTTGAATAGTTATTTTACCTGTAGCAGTATCGGATATAGATTCTGCGGCTAACCCTAAAAAGTTAGTGCTTGTTAGGTTGGTTGTTACAACAGGAGTTTGTCCTACTGTAAAACTACGAGCATACCCACTATTACCTGCGTCACTCATTATTATGACAATAGGATTACTAGATAAACTTGCTAAAGATTTTTTTGTTATACCACCTCTTTGAGCAAAAAATGCTTGTGTATCCCATGTGCCAGTTGAAACTTGCGTAAAAGCACTACCATCATTTGTAAAAGTAGCAAAAGAAGCAGTATCACTAGCACCACCACTACCACCATAACCTATAAAAGCAGCTATTTTATTTGCATCTGTGCAATAACTTGTGTATTGAGCTGCGTCATTATTAATGCTTGTATGTATATAATGGTCGATTGTAAAGTCAGCACTTGCCATTGTTAATTGTGCCATTGAAAATTGGTTTGATGTATTTCTGTAACTTAATATCATTTTATTGTTATCAGGGTCAAATACTACATTACTTTTACCTTTCCAATTTGTTACTGCTTTTGATACTTCTGTAATTGTAAAAGCAGAACCACTATTTGCTACCACCCAAAACTTAACAGC